TTGACGAGCCGTCCGAAGTGCCAGACAGCGCGAACGAGGCCATCATCACAAATCTGGCCATTCGCATTGCACCTGGCTACGGCAAGGTGGTGATGCCTGAAACCAAGGCCGTGGCCAAGGACAGCTACAACACCCTGCTGCAGCGTGCGACCGCACCAATCCCGCAGCAGATGCCCGTCACCATGCCGTCTGGCGCTGGCAACAAGCCCTGGCGCGTGTACGACAACCCATTCCTGCGTCCTCCGGTCGATCCTGTCACCGCAGGCCCGGACGGCCCCATCGAGTACAACTGAGGACAAACCATGCCACAAATCAACCAACTCCCGCTGCTGCTCCAGGCATCGCCCGGAGACCAGATTCCCGTCTACACCCCGAACAACGGAGATGCACGACGCCTGCCTATCGGCTCCCTGCTGGCGCTTTTCCAGCAGACCTTCGCGGCTCCGACGCTGGCCACCAGCATCTCGACGCCCGGCACCGGTTTCAACATCACCGTGCCGACCCCGGTCAGCCAGCAGCAGTGGATGCTGCTCCAGCCTGCCGGAACTTTGGCCGTTGGCACGATCACACTGCCGCTGAACACCCAGACGCCTGACGGCACCGAGGTGCTCATTACCACCACACAGCAGATCACCAGCTTCACGCTGGCGCTGAACGGCGCATCTGCAGCCTACGGTGTGCCTGGCAACTTGTCCGCGCAGGACTTCTTCCGCATGCGCTTTGTGCAGTCTCTGAACAGCTGGTACAGGATTGCCTGATGGCCACAAAGAAAGACCCGCGTCTGGCTCGCGTCGGTGTAGAGGGCTTCAACAAGCCCAAGCGCACACCATCGCACCCGACCAAATCCCACGTCGTGGTGGCCAAGGATGGCGACCAGGTCAAGACCATCCGTTTTGGTCAGCAGGGCGTGTCTGGGTCTCCGAAGCGCGAAGGCGAGTCCAAGGCGGACAAAACCCGGCGCGAATCATTCAAGGCCAGGCACGCTGAGAACATCGCCAAGGGCAAGATGAGCGCAGCGTATTGGGCCAACAAGGTCAAGTGGTGATCCATGCAGATTCCAATCCTCAACGGCATCTACGCTGACAACGGGCCAGACCTGCGCACGTCGTACCCAGTCAACCTGGTGCCAGTCCCAAAGCAGTCCGGCATCAGTGCCGGTTTTCTGCGTCCTGGTGACGGCATCGTCGGCAACGGCACCGGCCCAGGAATCGACCGTGGCGGCATCAACTGGAACGGCGTCTGTTACCGCGTCATGGGCACCAAGCTGGTGACCGTGGCCAGCAATGGCGCTGTGACCGTCCTGGGTGACGTTGGAGGCCCCATCAACACGCTGGTGACGATGGACTACAGCTTCGACCGCCTGGCTATCGCGTCTGGTGGCCGCCTGTACTACTGGAACAGCGCACTTGGCCTGGTTCAAGTGACCGACCCTGATCTTGGCCTTGTGTTGGATGTTGTCTGGGTGGATGGCTATTTCATGACCACCGATGGCACCAGTCTGGTGGTGACAGAGCTGTCCGACCCGACTCAAGTCAACCCGCTGAAGTATGGCTCCAGCGAAGTCGACCCAGACCCAGTGGTGGCGCTGCTCAAGCTGCGCAACGAGGTCTATGCCTTGAACCGCAACACCATCGAGGTGTTCGACAATGTGGGAGGCGAGTTTTTTCCATTCCAACGCATCGATGGCGCACAGATCACAAAAGGGGTGATCGGCACGTTCGGCTGCTGCGTATTCGTGGAGAGCATTGCATTCATAGGCTCCGGTCGAAACGAGGCGCCAGGCATCTACCTTGGAGCGAACGCAAATGCTCAAAAAATAAGCACGCAGGAAATCGACCAGATTCTGCTCGACTACACCGAGGCTCAGCTGGCTGGCGTCAAGCTGGAGGCTCGCAACGACAAAGCCCACCAGCATTTGTACGTCCACCTGCCAGATCGCACTTTGGTGTTCGATGCTAAGGCCACTGAAGAGCTGAGCCAGCCAGTTTGGTTCACGCTGACTACCAGCCAAGTTGGATTCAGTCAGTATCTCGCAAGGAATCTGGTCTGGGCCTACGACAAGTGGCTGATAGGCGACCCGCAGTCAAACGCCATCGGATACCTGGTGGATAACATCAGCAGCCACTGGGGCCAGATCGTGCGCTGGGAGTTTGGCACGCTGATCGTCTATAACGAGAGCAACGGCGTGATCTTCAACGAGCTGGAACTGGTCAGCTTGACCGGCAGTGTGGCGCTTGGCGTCGACCCCATGATCTCGACCAGCTACAGCGTGGACGGACAGGCATGGAGCCAAGACCGCAGCATCCGTGCAGGCACAACCGGCAGCCGAAAGCGTCTTGCTTGGTTCCAACAGGGCCACATGCGTAACTGGCGCATCCAGCGTTTCCGCGGCGACAGCCAGGCGCACCTGTCATTTATCCGTCTTGAGGCTCAGATCGAGCCATTGGCCTACTGATGGCAACGCAGAAGCTCAACCTCACCCGCGACCAGCTCGCCACGTTCCTCAAGAACTTCGAGCAGGTCAAGCAGTTCGAGCAATTATTCGCCTTGGCCGATCAGATCGCGCCATCACCGGACACGCCTGGCATTGAGGTGCTTGCTGGAAACAGCCAGGCAACAGCGAACGAGGCACTGGCTCAGATTGTGAGCCTGGCCAGAGATGTGGCCATCAATGCAGGAAATGCAGACCAGAAAGCCGTGCAGGCGCTGGACACACTTGGACGCATTGCCAATGCTTTGGAGATGATGGCCACCGCGCCAGTAATCCAGAACAACAACTCGGTCGTGACGGACTACATCGACCTGCCAGAGATCGGCCCTCATGTTTCGCAGGCTCGGCGCGTGCAGTGGAACCAGGACGACGGCACGATGGATGTTGGCCTGTACGGCGGCAGCGTGCTGCAGGTCGGCCAGGAGCTGATGTACTACGCCAAGAACACCAGCGGCTCACTGATCGCCAACGGCACACCTGTGATGTTCACTGGCACCGTTGGATCATCTGGCAAGCTAACCTTTGGCCTGGCCATCGCTGACGGCTCGGTGCTGTCTGACTACATGATGGGCGTGACCACGCAAGACATCGCTGATAATGCTTTCGGCTACGTGACCAGCTTCGGCCTGGTGCGTGGATTCAACACAACCGGCGCACCGTATGGTGAAGTCTGGACAGACGGCGACCTGCTGTATTTTGACCCAGCAACGCCTGGAACGTGGACAAACGTCGCACCGCAGGCCCCGAACATCGATGTTCCCGTGGCCGTAGTTGTTAACGCTGGATCAGGCGGATCTGGTTCGATCTTTGTGCGCATGACCGTAGCTGAGTCCTTGGCCAGGCTGCAGGACGTCTACATCAACGGCACCGGAACCCCCAACGACTTTGATGTGCTGCTCTACGATGCCACGCAGTCCCGCTGGGAAAACAAACCCGCATCTGCTGTGCAGGTGCTTGAATGGATGAGCATGTAATGGCCTTTCAGAACATCACCCCAACAAAGCTCGGTCAGGCTGCCATCACCACAGGCGTGACCACGCTCTACACCGTCCCGGCCAGCACGCGCACGCTGCTCAAGGAATTCAGCATCGCCAACACAACAGGCGCGGCCATCAATGTGCGCGTGTTTTTGGTGCCATCGGCAGGATCAGCAGGCACTGGCAATGCGTTTCTGTACGACGTGTCCGTCCCTGCAAACAACACCCTGCAGTACAACGGCATCGAGGTGCTGAACGCAGGCGACACCATCCAAGTCCAGGCCGCATCCGCGGGCCTGACCATCATCGCCAGCGGCGCAGAAGCCATTTAAGGAGAACGATATGGCAGTCACAGCAAAACCACTCATTGGCTCCAAGCAGATGGAGGCGGCTCAGACCACGCAATACACCGCCACCAACTGCACGGCCATCATCGACAAATTCACCGCCACCAACACCAGTGCGGCCAACGCTGTGATCAGCGTCAACCTGGTGAGCAGCGGAGGCAGCGCAGGCCCGACCAACCTGATCGTGGACAGCCGCGCCATTGCCCCAGACGAGACCTACACCTTCCCAGAGCTGGTTGGCCAAGTGCTGGCCAATGGTGGGTTCATCTCGACCACTGGCACGGCCACTGCCCTGACCATCCGCGCCTCTGGCCGTGAAATCACTTAAGGAGACCACAATGGAAATGCCAAAGATCATGATGGCTGGCTTCACTGGCCTGCCAGAATCCATGCCGTTCATCACAGCGGCCGAGAACAAGAAGAACACCCAGGTGGTGATCGACGACTGGATGCTCGGCCCTGAAAACCCAAGCAACGAACCAACAGCCAATAAGGTCTATTGGGTGGCACTTGGCAAGGCCATGCAGGTTGACGAGAAAGAGGCCCGTCGTCGTCGCTGCTCCAACTGCGAGTATTACGACAACAGCACCTACAAGCAGGCCTTGATGGAGCGCATCCCGCGCAACGATTGG